TTTAATATTCTCCATATCATATAAATGACCTTGGAAAACAGCGCCTTGTGGACCTGTGTCCTGTTCACCATAATTAAGATATGCAGTATCAACAATCAAATTGGCGTGCTGATCTCTACATACAAAAGTTCCTGGTACAGAACGAAACATAGACTGGTCTGGAAAGTAATCCAGAACTTCGCGTCTGGGCATACTGTTGGACATGTAATATAAGCACAAATCAGTACCAGGAATATGGCACCATGCAGTTGAAGAATAAAAAATGTTCTGCGTGTGATTGTTACACAAATTGCCTTCCTGAAATTGAGGCTGAGAAGTTATCTTAATAACCTCATCCCCTTCTTCTTCTACTAACTTAAGAAAATGGTGAGGAACAAGAAAAAAATTTTGCTTAATGAAAAAACCATTTACAAACTTACTTCCTGCAACAACGATCACAACATTAGATTTGCATTTACTAACTAAATCAGTGGGCACATGTGTGTTAGGAAAACCGGGCAATACGGTAATGTTTGGTTTAATCCAAACATTCTTTTTAGAACTATTGGCATCAAGCTGTTCCATGCTCAAAGGCGCTAAGTTTCCTTGCGGGAGAACACGCGTTTTGAGAGTTTGCCAAAAATGTTTAGCAATTAAACACACGATTAAGCTCATAGACACAACTGCACCAACAATATACTTGCCATCACTTGTGCACCAGGAATAATAATTAGTATACACCTCATTATATCTGCGGGCTCGTAATGATGTCAAAATGACAGCAGAAAAGGCCATACCTGCAGACAACAAATGTCCAAAAGGGTTAAACAACAAACCCACGCCAAAAACGGCATTTGACCAATCAGTGAAAGCAGATACCGTAGGACCCATGCTTGATATGATAGATCGTGAGTCTATGATCCTGGTCCACTTGTAAAATTGATCTCGTATAACTTGTATATTGACACTGTGAGGGTCAATTTGCTTATGCGGATACTCCTTTGCCATCTTATTGCTAAGAAACTCAGGCACAGACTTCATTTGTTTAACAACATTTACTTGTTCTTCAGAATGCTGTTTAGACATCTTAGTAATTATATCTAAAGCCGTAACAATATCAACAGGGATTGCATTACCGTTTTTATCTGGGTAAATAGGAACTTTAACTATTGTGGCTCGACCTCCTATGGAATCAGAATTTCCAGACCTAACAGTCCACATCCTAATATCCCATATGTCTGGCATAAGAATCTCTTCTTCTGTTGCTTTATGTTCGCGTAAAAGGTCTTGATATGCCATAACTTTGTGTTTATCCAACATAAAATTCTCCGGTTGTATCGTAGGGTCAATTGCAAATTTCTCCTTAACCTGTAAATTTATCCAAACGTTGAACCGCCTTAAAATAGAAACGGGTTCGTTGGAATAAACTTGAGCATTAAGGCCGTCAACATTTGTAGTAACGATAACAGCCTTAGGACACAATGGAATCTTACCCTTAGAAGAGAGATCAGCCATAACTGGGTAAGCCGGAACGTTATTGATATACTCAATAATTTTCTCTAAAGGAGATTTTTGAGTAAAATCGGTCTTCGTGTTACACATATCATCTAAAATGATGGCTTCCGTTCCATACGAATAATTGGAAAAAAACTCGTCATTTGGATTTGTAACCTTGCGCATTTCTGCCCTAGGGTCACCACCTTGTGCGATAATGCTAACAGTAGATACCATACTAGTAAAAGTGGATTTCCCTACTGAAGAACCGCCATGTATTAAAACGCCAAATGGCGCTTTACGCAGTTCTCCACATAGCATCAAACGTGTAAGAGTTTGTAACATTACGTCTATTTCCTGCCACTTACGCTGAACAATAACTGCCTCATGAGTGTTAACACGGGATAAGGATGCATAAACATCCTTATAATAAACTATCAACTCAGCAGCTTTTGCGCGAAACTCTACATCATCTGCGAAAGGGGTTACTTCCCAAGCCATATCTTGTATAGATGCCCAGGATGAAACTATAGAAACATGAAGATTTGCCATGTCATAAGCCATAGTGTCGTCAAACAACAAAGGTTTGAAAGATCTATGCTTAAAACATAAATAACCTACACGGGTAAAATATTGAGCCATCTCGCCTGCCAAATCAAACATATCGTTCAATGTGGGTTTAGTTCTCTCCAAAGATTTTAAAAAGCCGTCTCGAAATAACTTAACACCACAGATAGAAAACTGCAAAGCCGTAGATTTACAGCTAGCAAAAGAAATGAGCATTGTGAACAAACGCAAAACAAGTTCACATGCTGGTGATTTCTGCAACACTTTATAAGTGCTGAAAGATGTGTTGAACATAGAAATAAATTCACTAAAAACCCCAGTTTCAGCTTGAATCTCAATATTTCCATTAACATATTCAGAAAATAAACTGTTAATGTACGGTGATAATAATTGAAATCCCAAAGCACGTAATGAATTATACGTTATGGCTGTAAACTGAATAAATGATGTGCTTTCACGTACCGAAATTACATAACAAGACCAAACGTCAATATTGCTATAGTTTGGTGTTAGCAACTGATATGTTGCAACAATATTGTTTCTGCAATTTTCAAGTACTTCGGCACCAAAATATCGCGATATCATAATGCGTTCGAAATAATACCGATTGCGATAAATATCTAACACTTCGTTAGATAGAACCAAACGGAAAACAAAAGCAGGTACAACCTCAAGAAACAAGGCTGAGATAAACCTAGAAAAGAAGGAATAACCAGAAAAGAAACGAAGACATAATGTAAACCATCTGCGTGTAGTTTCAACAGGTTGGAATACTTCACGGACTGTGTTCACATGATGGTAAATATTACCGATATGAGGAGTCATAGCTTTCTTATAAGACATATTCTTGCCTTTAGATGATCTAGATTTGTCATACGCGTTCTTTTTGTTTCTTTTATCAACAATACTTTTGCCCATAATACGGAAATTTTTCTTTGAAATACCATACTTGGTGTCAATCATAAAGTGATCAAAACTTTGAAAGTTTGTGGTTTCATTAAGAGTTGAAACTGACTCATAAGATTCAAGAGAATCTTCTTGGCACATTTTAAGATTTATTACGGGGGGGCTCGCTGAGCTTCGCAAAAACTTAATTATCATTAAAATAGGTTCGAAAAGGTAATTATGAACGTAAACCTTTGTCTTTCTACTAAAACGTTTTAGGCCATAAAATTTAAATATAATATCTTTGTTCTGTTAAATCACATCGCTATCGATCTTATGCTTGCGCTGCGTAGACAAATTCAATAACATTGCAAAAATTCTAATAATA